TTATTGAATGCCAAGGTCGGTAAATTTTCCCAAAGTTGGGGAATAGCACCAGCAATGGAATTTAAGATGCTCCTCAGGGGGCTTGGGTGAATCTCCGAAAAAATCCATGCTAGTCAGCGCGGTGCCATCTGCCTTGACGTACAAATACTCGTGTTTGATGGTGACTTTTCCATCCTTCTTGGCGATTTGCTCGAATTCAAATTTGTGGCGGACTCCGCCATGAATACAATGGGTATTTTCTTTGGTTGCTATGGCTTGTTCGCTTGGGAGTCTGGTTGGATTTTTTTTCACGATAAGTCCTTAAAAAAGTTGTGGCTCATTGATCGCACGGTTTTTATCACGAACCAAATCGAGTATGCGATAAATGTGGCGAGCGGAAAGGTCGGTCTCGTCAGCAAGGTCGGGGACGGACTTTCCAGCTCGCCAGGCCTCAAAAATATCGATGTCTCGCTTGGCCAGGCCGAGAAAGTGATCCTTGGGAATTGTTAAAACCTGACCGCCGAAATCGTTGGCCATTTTGTTTGCTGTTGCGAGGGCAATTTGTTCTGCCGCGCCCTCGTCAATGCCGTAATCTTGCAGCGATGACTGAATCAAAGCGATCAAATGTTTGAAAAATTCGCTGCGCAATTTTTCAGCGTCTGATTGCAATGTGGCCATCATGCACCTCGAAAATGGTTGGTTAATTTGGTGCAGGCATCGAATGTCAGCCGCTCTGCGCCAAACAACTCGCGTGCCAGATCGGCCAGTTCGGGAATCGTTTTGCCAGTGTCCGTTGCGAGCTTGTTTTCTGCCCGATGACGCCATTTTTTTAAGGATTCGATGGCGATCTCGAACTGGGCGTTGTCGAGCCACTGGAGCGCGTCTATGCCAGTTTGGCGGCGAATATACGCAGCCATGGCGGCTTCTGCCGGATTGCGGACAAAACCCATTTCGTGCATTTCGATCCAACAAGCACGCAGCTTTTTTGACTGTGGGCTGTCATCCTGTTTACGGTCGGGTTTTGCGCCAGCGCCGGGGCGGGTTGGTGTGAAACCGGCGCGTTTTAAATGGGCGATGACCTGCTCGCGCTGGCCGTTTGTCATATCCGCACTGGACGCTACTCCGCCAATTGACTGGAGCAAGTCACGGTAGCCATCTTCGGTCAGTATGCCAGCTTGAGTCAGTTGAGCTTTGCCGACATGGATCAGTTTGAGTTGTTGCGCCTTGACTTCAGAGGCAGATTTTCCCCGCTGGTGGGGGCGGGCTGCGTATTGACGTTTGCTCATGCTGACACCTGTGGCGCGTCATCCAAATACAGCATATCCAGCAGCTCGGAATACCATTGCTGGTCATCCAAATCAAGGCTGTGATCGAATGCAAATGGTTCGTCACTCCCTGCCTTGAAGCAGAAAAATTGGCCATTGAATGTATTGAAATAGACCCTGCATCGCATATCAGCATGGATATATTCGAATCCGATGTGATCGCCCCCTCGATTGAAGCGATCATCGTAATATGCAAACTTTTTGGCTTTGCACGCGGCGATCAATGCGTCAGGATTGACAAATTTATCAAAGTGTTTGGTCATGGCAGCACCTTTAGGCAGTTGCATCACTTGGTTCGATGAAAAAATCTTCGATATCGGTCGCGATCGAGACGCCGGGGATTTTAATTGCCGCTTCTTGGTCGGCCAGCAGGGCCTCTCGATTGATGCTGATGGAGCGGCGCAGGAACCTCACCTTGCGATTTTTGAGAAGATAGGCGATGACTTGCTCTTCGCCCGTCACTTTGAGCGCCGGGGCGCGCAGACGCCAGAAAACTTTTCCGGTGAAGAAATCCACGGTCTTGGTTTTGTCGTCGGCCAGCAGGTCGGCGCGATTGCTTGTGCACCACGCTGCAATGGCCTCCTGTGCGGGCTTAATGGGGTCTTTGGCACTCGATATCAGCGGTGCATACTCCGCTTTAATGGCGCTGACCTTTTCATTCATTTGTAATTCCAGGGCGGCTGCGCTGCGCTGCGCTTGGCCGATGGTAGTGATCAATTGCGCGACTTCATCACGGTTTTGTGCCACGACGGTGGGTGCGGTGGACTTGATTTTTTTCGATTTGGCCATGATCGGCACCTCCTAGTGCAATTTTTGATTTGATGGGGTAGCGGATTTGGGGTGCCCGGTCTGCTTTACCACGCGCTTTTCAATAAACCGATCCAGCGCAGTGTTGCGGGCCTTTGCATCCTTGTTGATATGGGCAACAACAATCTCGCTCATCTCCAATGCCATTTGCTGGGCGATGGCGGTGGACAGATCGCGCTGGTGCAGCGATTGGGTTGAGATGGTTAAGAGATTTTTGATTTCGGCATCCAGGTTATCGAATGCTTGCAGCATTGCGTCGATTTCAGTTGCCAGCGGCCCGATGTCAACGGGCTGGCTGGAGGCAATTTGCGCTGTTACCTTCGCGAGCGCGGCTTGTATTGTTTGTTTGCTGTGCATGATGTATCCGTTGCTGGTAGGGTTGAGGAGTCAGAACGTCACGGAATTGACAAGATCGGCGTCGATTTTGGACTTGATACTTGCCGAGGCGTTGAGCAGGTGCACCATCATATTGTTGACCGCCAGCGGGTAGCACTGGCTGTGAACGGTGCTTGTGCGCCCGGTTGAACGGGTTTGCGTGAGGCGGGTCAGGATGGCAGCGACCGCGCTTTCGTCCAAAAAATCCCCGATTTGCCGCTGCACACGTGCGAATTTGAATGCCAGATATTTGGCCAGATATTCGTCGAGTGGCGGCATGTCGATGACTTCGACCCGCTGATACACTTCGCGCACTGCGGGGTTGCGAGGCGACAGGGTTTGATGCAGCTCGGGCTGGGCAATCAAGACGATGCCAAGCAAGGTCGCATGGCCGTCGCGCAGCTCCAGAAAACGCTTGAGTTGCTTGAGGACGGTGTCAGGCAGGCCGTGGGCCTCTTCGATGATTAGCGCAACTTTTGTGTGTTGCTTTCGGGCTTCCAGCAGCAGTTGATGCAATTGCCTGAACATCGCTTCGGGGTTGCTTTTGATTGATACGGTCGAATTGATGGAACTGATCAGGCAATGCGTGATTTGCGCGGCGGACATGGTCGTCTTGCCTTTTGCGACCTTGTTTTCCATGCCGAGGACGTGAGGGGCTGCAATGATGACTTGCTTGCCTTCTGTCGCGATACGTTCGTGCAGGTCTTGCAGCATCGTGGTCTTGCCGCAACCGGATTCGCCGATCAGAGCGACGAATTTGCCGTTATTTACTACATCCCATATGGCTTCGCGCACTGCGAGTACATCGGGTGAGCGGTAATAGTCTTCTTTGCAGGTAATTTCGCCAGAGAATGGGCAGCGGAAAAGTTTATGGTAAATTTTTGCTGCGGGGGTGAGGCTCACTTTGGGAATCATGTTGTACTCCAGTTCGGGTTGTTTTGTTGAGCGGATTGTTTTGCGGTTGGCGTTGTCGGCTAGCTCGTCGGGGGTGATATTGGCTTCAACGTTGCTGACGGGCGGGTTGGTCTCGAACAATTCGACCGCTTTTGGGTAGGCTGCAAGGTCGTTATCCAGCGCAGCCAGAATCGTCGCTTCGGGCACCGATTTTTCGCGCAGAATTGACGCAATTTTTTCGCGCAGCGCGACCGGGTTTGTGCGCGGGTATTGGTGGCGGGACACGACCAGGCTGATGGTGGCGGGGCTGACTGCGCATTGCTTGGCCATCGCACTTTGTGATATGCCAAAATCGGCAATGACGGCCCGTATGACGGTGGGTACAATGGGTAAGAATATGGAGCGCATGGTTAACTCACTGCGAAAAGTTTAGTGGTTTGTGGGAGGGTCAGGCGATGGGCTAGCGAATCGATCTCGGTTTCGGGGACGCCGACCGGGTACCAGTCTTTGATTCGCTGACGCACTTGATCCGTGATGTCGATGCCTGCCCTTGCCAGGATCAGGGCTGCCTTGGTGTGGGTGAGCGGCTTGATTTCCACCACTGGGGCGACGATGGTATTGGCGACACCTGCGCGGGGCAGGAATGTCTGTTTTGGGGCGTCGTTTTGCGATTTGAACGGGTCGATCTTGCCGCCAAACACTTGGACTTTGGCCTTGCGCTTGAGTGCAGCTTCGGCGAGTGTAGTTGCATCCATCGCGAGCAGCTCGATTTCGTTTTTTGCTGTTTGCGCGTCTGTGTGCTTGTGGCTTTTGTACTCTTGGCAGATGATCGGCGCACCGACCCGGAAGCCGTTGGCATCTGTGTTGACGATTGGGGCGACAAAAAACACTGTGCGGCCATCATCATTGATCGTGACAACGTTGATGGCGTCGTCGCGATAGGCATTGCGGCAAACCATGAGCTTGTCGCCGACGATAGCGTGGGGCACATCGGATACGTCATACAGGCGACCTCCGAAAGAGACTTCGAGGTGCGGCGTGACTACCCGGCTTTCTGGCGCGCTGGTGATCAGTTCGCGGCAGACTGCCACGGGCGGGGCGATGCGCAGTTGATCGGGTGTGATTTCGAGCCACGCGTTGTAGCGGGTTTTGCCGTGGCGGGTATGGATGCGGGTGGCATTGAAATGCACCATCCAGCGGGTTGCCAGTTCGTTCATTTCGTTGATGTTTGTCACTTTTTTCTGGACAAACTTGAGCTTTGACTCGTATTTGCATTCGATCAGATTGTTTGCGTTTTCAACTTGGCCTTTTGCCCGTGGATTGCCGACTTCGTTGATTTGTACATCAACGCAAAGCCCTGCACAAAGATTTTTAAAAAGTGCGCCGGTGTTTGCGCTGCCGGGGTCAAGCATGACGATGCGTGGCACGCCGTGTACCGGGTCGTCAAGGCCACGTTTTTGAATTGCAGCGATAAACGTATTGCACAGATGGATGCCGGACTCAGCACCAGGTACATAATTTACAAAAATCCAACCAGAAGTGTGATCGGTGACTGCGTATCGCCAAACCATATCGTGTTCGATTTTTTTGAGATTGGCTGGCTTATTCTTATAAAACTTTGCTCTGTCCATGACCTGTAGGCCATCGACCTTTTCCAGGTAATACATGATCGAGACCGAGGCGTCCAAACACCATACATAGTTGGGGTGTGGGCTCGCCAGTGCGGTGACCGGATTGGGTTGCATGAGTTGATCGGGGTGCAGTTTGTAGGCCCGTAACGCCCGCGCAATGGCATTTTCCGATAGTTGGAAAACCTCTCCGGTTTCCGGGTTAACACGCTGCGCGCTGATTAGTCCATTTGTGCGCAGGGTTTCAACCGCATCGAAAATGCACATGGTTCGTTTGTTATTTTTGCGCGTTGCTTCAACTAACTTCATGGAAATTAGTAGAGCCTCGTCGCGGGTCAATATGCACTGATTTGCGTCGGAGCGCTGCTTGCGCGGTTTTGTGATTGCCACCTGCTTGATCATGCGCAATAATGTTGCGCGGCTGATGCCGAGGCTGGCAACTGCGGCCTGATAGATCGGCTCTTTGTTTCCATGGCCAGCGGCGGCTGCTTGTGCAGCAACTTCGGTCAGGGCTACGGTCATGGCGGGCGTGAGTGTCATGGTGGGCGGCGTGGTCAGTTGTACGCAGCGTTGATGGCTTGTTTTGCTTCGATCACTGCTGCCAATTCGGTCTGGAGCAAAAACAAGGAGGCACGCTCTTTGGCGGATGTGGTGTCTGATTGGGCAATCTGTGTGTGCAGTTGCGCGAGGCGACCAGTCAGCGCACCTTCGATTGCGACCGCCGATGGAATCGACAGCGTCACTTGCTGGTGATGGTTTCTTGGCCCGTGTTTTTCGATTGTCAACTGGAAGTTGTAGGCATCCTTGACACCTTCGGACGCATTTGCAAGCGCAGCATGGATTGCCGCGATTGCCGCGATTACTTTGTCATATGCGGCCCTATTTTTGTCTCGCACCTCGCCATCTGTATTGGCAACATCAACAGCGATGGCGGACATCCGATGATGGAGAGCTACATATGTTTGATGTATTGCCCCGATGTCGAACCCGACTTTGACGGCAATTGGTGGTTTCGGTTGTTTGCTCATGACTGGCGCCTGATTCGTTGCTGGGAAAACTGTGGTTATGCTTGACCCCAGGTCAAGTCACCTGTCACGGGTTCGTCCAGTTCGTATTCGGCGACCAGATTGTTCAACAACATCTTCAGGTGGGCAACGCCATCGGACATGTATTTGCGGTTGAGGCGTGCCAGCTTTTCGTCGTCGTTGACGTTCGCCATATTGAACAGCTTTTCAAAACCTGCCCCGACGTTGTTGATGATCATGATTTCGGCGTCATGCATGATTGCAGCCACTTCTGCGCGGAGGTTGGTGTTTTCCTGGTCGGGCTTCACGCGTTCGATTTGTGCCGTTTTGGCTTGCAATGCATCAACCTGATCACCGAGTTTTGTAATGCGGGTATCCTTGGCGGTCAGCAAGCTTGATGTTTCTTCCAGATCGCCCTTCAGCGTGCGGATCATGGCTTTCAGTTCGCGCACTGACATGGTTTCCACATCGGCCAGCTTCATATTTGCGACCGTGCCACCGCTGGTCAGTTGTTGCAAAATTTCGTCATCCAGCGTCATCAACTGGAACAGCTTGCTTTTGCCCAAATGCGAAAACGTTTTCGTATTTGCGGCAATGGCCGGATTGAGCAAAAACTTGGTTGTGGCTTGCATGATCAACTGTGCTGTGCGGATTTCAAGGTTGAGCGTGTTTTCCACGATATCGCCGAATACGCCGAATGTTTCGCGCTCCTTCAGCATCAGCAGCCGCCGACCCGTTTCAAAAAAAGCTTGTGACGATTGATCAAGGAAGAACTGCGCCTCTTGCACGACGCGTAATTTGTCGTAGGGCTTGTCGTAGCCGACGAATTCGGACACGGTTGCATTGTTTTCGGCGACCGTGACTGCACTGCTGGTTGCGGACGCGATTGCAGCATCATTGACGGTAACAGCGGTGGCTGTGGGGGCGGGTTTCCTTGGCATGATATTTCCTTATGATTACGAAAAACGGTGTTTGATCTCGGCCAAGCGGCTATCTGCCTGACCAATACTTTTTGCTGCCCGGACGGCCATTGCGGCAGCGGCGGAGCCGAGTATCCAGTGCCCGGTTTTGTCGATCTTGACGACAAACTGCTGGGCTGCGAGGTTGGCCAGGTCGCGGGTTATGTAGGATGCGGGCACATCGAGCGCGGTTGCCATTTGGGATGGAGCCAGACCGTCAACCACGTCGTTGGCGAGCAATGACAGCAGCTGGAGCACGCGCTGCTGTGCCTCGTTGAGCTTTTGTTCGGTGCTCATTCTTCATCCTCATCTTCGGCAGCGGGGGGGGTCGGTACGATGCTGTATTCGTAAGAGCTTGCCCGGTATTCGAGCGGGGCTTGGGCCTGCAAAGTGGCGGCATCATTCGCCATCGCGATTAGGGCACCACCAATATTTGCGCACCGCTCAGCGCTGATGCCAACCATAAATTCAACCGAATCTGGCATATCCTTGATGTGCACCATCGGCATTTCGCCAGGCGTTGCCGACAAATTGGCGGTCAGCCAACTTTGGGCTGGCGGTTGCCGTTGACCGACCGCGTAATAGGGATAGGTGCGCGTATCCACTTGCGTTTCGGGTGGTGTAGTAGGGCCGTATCGCTTGGTCAGCAGGTCGCGGCGCACGTTGATCAATGCATTGATCAATGCGCCGATGGCTGATGGGCCAACATACAGGACATTGCTGCCGAAGTTGATGTGCGCCATTGCGAGTGAGCCTTCTGTCAGGGCTGCTGTTAATTGGCTTTGGCTGCCGATTATCATTTTGAATCCTGGGCGGTTATCTGGTGCTGGCTGCACATCGCGTCCGTCAACCTGGAATTTGGCGTAGGTGGGTGTGGCGGTCGGCTTATTCTGTTTTTTCACTTTTTGCTCCTGTGGTGGTTGACGGGATGAGTTTTCATTTTTGCTGATCTAGTTCAATTTGATGCGCGACGGCGACCATTCTTAATTTTCAGCGCAACCGCAGCATCATGCGCAAAACCACGTCGCCCCGCCCGACGACCACCCAGCACATCCATTACGGCGTCGTAGGGGAGATTTTCCGATTTTGCCCATTCCCGAACAGAAATGCCCCCCTCGTCAAACTCGTCCTTCACTTGCTGTAGTGTCTTAATCGTTGTGGTGGCCATAGTTGCTCCGATAAATTATGGTTACGTTGGTATGCATAATATAGCGAAAAAAAGCGAAATACAAGGAAATTTAGATAAATTTTTCGCTTTCATGAGACTAAATGAGAAATGTAGCGAAATATGGAGAAATATTCTAATTTCTGTTGCAATGTCGCGGAATCATGTGAAATAATGCGAAACATTGCAAAGAGGCTTGCTGTGCGAAGGGTGAGATGTGAAAGATTGCTGGTGGGTGAATGATGGCTGATGGCACTAACGACGAAACTAACGCAGAGCGATTGCGAAAAATGGGGGAGCGCCTTGCGGAGGAGCGGGAGAATTTGCGGCTGACGCAAGCGGGTGTTGCGGACAAGCTTGGCCTAACGAGGGAAATGTGGGGGCGTTACGAACGAGGAATGACGGAAATCAGTCGCCCAGCAATGAAAGATTTTTGCAAGTTAGGGGCTGATGAAGAGTATATCCGCTATGGGAGGCAAAAACTAAGTGCCCAGCCCAGTGCAACGCGGGAAAGCTTGCGGCAGGCAATCGAAGTTATCAACGGCGCGTATGAGTTGTTAGCGGTGGAGCTAACGGACGAAGAAACTGAACTACTTGCGGGATTTCGCCACGCAGCACCTGATCGAAAACGGCTATTGCTTGAATTAGTTCGTGCAACCAAGAACGTTGCGTGAGAGGACGGGTGGAAGATATAATAATGGCTCATCAATTTACAAAGGATAGCCATGATTGAATTTGTTTTGTCAACACCGTTGGGTGTGTTACCTATCCCAATAAATACCGACAGCGGCACCGCCAATGTCGGTGACCCTGGAAGTCAAACCCCGCCACCACCGACGCGCTGACCGCACACCAGCCGTTAGCACGGCTGGTCATAGGCAAGTAGAAAATGGATGCGTTATGGATTTTAAGGTAAAGACAGCACAAGAAATAGCAATCAGGATGGCTGTCTGGTGTACATTGATGAGCATATCCACCCTGTGTACGCAAGATGTACGCGATTTGTTCCCGTTTAACCAGTGGCGGCATTTTTACGCTGTTGCACTTGAGGTTGTATCTATTCTGATACTGTTGAGGTTGCCAGCATTGGCGATCAAGCGGGACATGATAGACATATCCTTGTACACCTTGTTGTATAAATGCGTCTTGCTAGAGACGTATTTTGTGAATGCACCGTTGTACCTATGGTTGGTTGGGTATCTGGAAGCGCCACTCATGGGTGGTTTGTTGATGCTAACCTTTTGCCGGTTATTGAGTATCCGATTGTACCCGCAGCATGTAGTCGATTACCCTTGGCCAGCATTTGGCCCATATGGTTGGACGACACAGCAAACAAATCTGCAGGTGCCAAAAGATAATTGCATTTGGGCTATTTTTTTCGTAATATTTTCCGCCGAGATTGGGCTGCTTTTTGCCGGCAGCAATAGCTCGTGGTTTAGGATACTGACGGGGGGCACAGGTCTCCTTTTTGTGACCATGTACTCAAATAAGCTGCAAAATTTTGTTAAGCGATCAATTGCAAATGAAGATGATTTGAATAAATTGATTGCAGAATACGAGCGCACAATTGAGGAGGCGACAACAGCATTAGTTGCGTTGCGAGCGGGCAAGGGCGATGCTGTTGACCGAAAAATACGATTGGTAGCCACGCGTAAGAATGTTAACGATAGGGAACCATGATGGCCCGAATTGGCCTAAATTGCGCGCTCGTCATGCTCGGCATGCTCGTTGTTGGTTGTGGTGCCGATACACCCAGCCAGCCGGATGTCGCCAGCGCGGTTGCTGCCGCGCCCCTGCCCCCACTTGAAATCAAAATCCCTGAAACCGTCTCGCTAGAGACGAAAACCCTGCTGACAGCGGCATGGCCAAAAGTGCGCAAAGCCTGCCCAGGGTTGGATGTGTATGCAAAATCGTTCGCAAACCAATCTGTGCAAGAGGGGTACAGGCCAGCCATCACTGTAGAAATCCCGGACAGTGCGAAGGGCGTCCCAGCAGAATACGTGGCGCGGGGTCAACGATGCTTTTTTGAAGTCAGCAAGGATGGCAAGCAGTTGGTCGTCGCAAAGGACGCGTGTAAGGCGATCTGCTTAGATCACGAAGTTCCGCCGGGCGACGATTTGACTCTGGATTTGGATGGGCGATGAAAATTCTAGCAGCCATATATTTTTCAGTTGCTGCAAGTGCGGCAACCGCCAGCGATTTGCCGAACCCTGCGATCACACCGGGCGCGCTGAACCCAGCGGTCACGCAAGAAAACATTGCAGTGACGGTGTGCGTGAAGGGCTGGACAAAAACCATTCGCCCGCCAGCCTATCGCACAAACAAGATCAAAAAAGCCCAGATCGTGCAATATGGGTACGACGACACCGACCCGAAGCATTATGAAGAAGATCACCTGATTGCGCTGTCAATCGGTGGCGCGCCCGACGATGAGCGCAACCTGTGGCCGCAACCCCGCAAAGGAATGTGGTCGGCGGCAAAAAAAGACCAACTGGAATCTGTGCTGCACAAGATGGTCTGCGACCATCGCGTCACGCTTGTTGACGCTCAGCACGCAATGGCTGGAAATTGGATTGATGGGTACAAAAAATACGTGCCGCAATACAGTGATCAGCTAGAATCCGTTGACTAAATGCGTTCTGAGTAGTGCGCCCTTGCGCGCACGCGTAATAGGGTCAACGATTTTGACACGCGTCAAATTACACAGCGCGTGACCTTTGGCATTATGGAGTCCTGCACCAAGCATGGTGCCCATGAAAAGGACTCTCGATGCTCACAACTCCAATTACCACGCACCTGATCGCGGCATTAGCCGGGGCCGGGTTGGCATTGGCCATCGTCGTCCCGGCCATGGGCCATCATCAAAATGCAGTTGCGATTGCAGCAGAGCGCCAAGTGAGCGCCGCAGTCGTGTCCGCACATCAGCGTGTGCGCGCCGTCGAAAACGAGGCGCAGCACAACATTACTGCGATTTCCAACCTTTTTGAGCTGGACTTGACCCATGAAAAAAATCAACACGCTGCTGTTGTTGCTGGCCTGCGGGCTGGCAATCTGCGGCTGCACATCCCCACCAGTGCGTGTATTCGAGACGCCACTGCCTCAACTGCCGGAAGTGCCAGCGGCGATCATGAAGCCACCACCACAGCCGAGCTTTCAGGATCGGCTGCTGAAGATCTTCTCGGCCTCGTGGCCGACGCCGACGAAGTAGCCATTCAATTGCGGGCGTGCCAGGCGGTGCTGGTGGCCGACCGCGCCATGTTCAGCAACGCCCAAAATCAAAAGCAGGACTGATCATGCAACTCTCTGTTTGGCAATTTATCTGCCTGTTCGGCTCCGTCGTCGGCTCCTATGCCGCAATCCTGAAGTTCGTTATCGATCTGTTTGAAAAGCGGATCATGGACAAGTTTACGCATATCGAAAAAGCGGAGACCGAACTGCGTGGCAAGGTCGAAAAGCAGGCGACAGAAATGCTGCGGCGGGATGAATGGATACGGGAAACCGCCAGCACACAGCGCACGCTTGACAGGGTACAAACATCGCTGGATGTGATGCTGAAATCGCTGGGTAACAAGACAACTTAAAGGAACACTATGAACCCTGAAATCCAAATTCAGCAAGCGCGGCGGAACCTGATCCGCTGGCGCATTTTGGGCGCGTTGTATCAGGATCGGCTCAGCCCTGCGCTTGATGAGCTGATTGTGGGCGTGATGCAGGCAAAGATCATTGCAACGCTCACCGAAGTGCGTGCCGAACTGGCGTACCTGGAACAGCGCAAATTGGTGGCGGTGACGCGTAGCACCGACCATTGGACGGTCGCACTGACGTGGATCGGCATTGACCTGGTTGAATATACGATCCCCTGCGAGCCGGGTATTGCACGGCCAGCAGCCGACGCGGAACCGAACCGCAAGCAGATTGTGACCGGGATGCTGCGGGGCCGGATTTTGCATGTGATGGGCATTGGTGGTGGCGGTACGATGCACGAATCGCTGCTGCTGACCTGCATTGGCGGGCCGGATTTTCCGGTGTCACAAAATCAATTGCGCTTGGAATTGCACTATCTGGGCTTGCGCGGATTGATCACGTTGCCCGTTGATAAGCAGGATCAGGACTGGGCGTGCCAGATGACACGCGAAGGCACCGATGTGTCGCAAGGGACTGTGGCGTGCTTTGCGGGCATTACGCTGCGGCCTGGCTGTAATGCGGGTGTGTGATGGGGCCGCGCTCCAAGATTGAGGCGCTGCCACCTGAAGTGCGCACCTGGCTTGAAGGCGCGCTGGTTGACAATCGGTTCGGTGAATACGATGCACTGACCGCATCGCTGCAAGAGCGAGGGTATTCAATCAGCCGTTCGTCGGTGCATCGATTCGGGCAAGAGTTTGAAGAGCGACTCAAGCGGCTGCAAACCTCCCGCGACATGGCCCGAGCCATCAGCGAGCAACTTGGTGATGATCAGGCTGACATGGCCAATGCGGTCAACCAGATGGCGCTGCATCGCTCCTTCGAGCTGCTGCAACAGATAGATGTTGACCCGGAAGAAGTTGATTTTCCAAAATTTGTGCGCGCCATATCATCGCTGTCCGGCGCAAGCATCAATCTGGGCAAGTACAGGAGCGAGGTTCGTGCGAAGGCGAAGGTGGCAGCGGATGAAACAGTCAAGCTGCTGAAAAAGGCTGGTGGCCTTTCTGACGAAATGGCCGACGAAATCAAGCGGAAAATTTTGGGTATTGCGACCTGATGACACAACTTGCTGATAAGAGGCTAAAGCCGACTCGAATCACAGAGGCGATTGGCGTCCTGTTGGGGTATCAAAAGCGTTGGATTGAAGACGGTAGCCAAGTCAAACTGGTTGAAAAAACCCGGCGCTGCGGCTTTTCTTTTGCCGAGGCGGCGGATTGTGCCTTGCTTGCGTCCCGTGAAAATGGGATGGATTGCTGGTACGTTGGCTACAACCACGACATGGCGAAAGAGTTTATTCGTGATTGCGCCGGATGGGCGCGCTATTACAGTATGGCCGCTAGCCAGATCGACGAAGGCGAAGAAGTCTGGGAAGAAGGCGGCGAGAAGAAGAGCGTTAAAACGTGGTCGATCACGTTTGCCTCTGGCTACAAGATCACTGCGTTATCGTCGGCACCGGCGAACCTGCGCGGCAAGCGCGGGCGGCTGGTGTTGGATGAGGCCGCATTCCACCCCGACCTGCCGGAATTGCTGAAGGCAGCAATGGCGGTGACGATGTGGGGCGGGCATGTCCACATCATCAGCACCCACAACGGTACAGAAAACCATTTCAACCATGTGCTGACAGCCTGCCGCGAAGGCAAGCTCGGCTACTCGGTACACCGGATTACGTTTGAGGATGCCTGTGCCGATGGGCTGATCGAGCGCATTTGTCTGGTGCTGGGGGAGCATTATTCGCCGGAAGTTGAGAAAGCAAAAATCGCCGAAATCCGCAACTTTTACGGCGACGACGCAGCCGAGGAACTGGACTGCGTGCCGAGTGCCGGTGGTGGCAAGTATCTGAGCGTGGCGCTGATCCAGTCGTGCATGTCTGATGCAACGCCGATTATTCGGATCAAGCGCGCCCCGGACTTTGAGCTATTGCCCATCTCGCAGATCGAGGCGGACATTGCCGAATTTTGCGAGACCGAACTCGGGCCGCTGCTGGCGGCGCTGCCAAAAACGGCCCGCTCTTTTTTCGGCAACGACATTGCGCGCTACATTGATTTGAGTGTGTTTCTGCCGCTGCTGCAAGACGAGGGATTGGTCAACCGGGTGCCGTTTGTGTTGGAGATGAGCAATCTGCCGTTTAACGCGCAGCGCCAAATCCTGTGGTACATCCTGGATCGCTTGCCCAACTTGATGGGCGGTGCAATGGACGCGGGCGGCAACGGCAGCAATCTGGCTGAAGATACGATGATGCGCTATGGTGCCGGGCGGATCGCGCAGATACAGTTTTCGCAAAAGTGGTACATCAACCACATGCCAAAGCTGAAGGCGGCGTTTGAAGACAAGTCGCTGCAAGGTCTGCCCAGACACGCCGATGTGCAAGGGGACTTGCGCACGATTGAAATGGTTCGGGGCGTGCCCCAGGTGCGCGAACGTACCAGGAGCGAAGCGGATAAGGGGCAAAAACGGCATGGCGATGTCGCCATCGCGGCGGCGCTGGCCATCTATTCGACCTTTGAACTGAACAGCGGGCCGGTGAAAGTGAGCCGCCCAGGCAGCAAGCGAACTGGGAGATGCCATAACCGGGCACCACGGCGCAATGACATTACAGCGGGATACGGACAATGAAGAAGAAAACGGACGGACTACTGTTGCCAAATGGCGGCTTTTTGCCGTTTTCCGGCACCAATGCGAGCGGGGCCGACAGCGGCGACGCTGGCGCACTGGCGACCCGCAGCCGCATGGGCGGCAACTTTGGCAATTTTTTGCTGCCGAACCCGGATATTGTGCTGCGCAAGATGGGGCGTAGTATCGATGTGTACAAAAAGCTGCTCAAGAATCCGATTGTGGCGGGCCTGGTGCGCAGGCGGCGGGCGGCAGTGATGGCGCTGGATCGGGGGCTGGACGTGGCCAACTATGGCGGGCGCGGCGATGTGCTGGAATCGGTCAACCGGGTTTGGGGTAGTCTGGATCTGGAGGCGGCATTGCGGCAAACGCACCGCGCCGTGCTGTTTGGCTATCAGCCTTTGGAAATGATGTGGGCTATCGAGGCCCGCCAATACAACCTGACACGCATCGATGCCAAGCCGCCAGAGTGGTTTCAGTTTGACGGCAGCAATCAATTGCGGCTTAAGGTGCAAGGCACCCTCAATGGCGAAGCCTGCCCACGCGAAAAATATCTGTTGGCAAGGCAGGACGCGACCTACGAAAACCCCTACGGCGAAGCTGATTTGTCCTTGATTTTGTGGTCGGTCGCGTTTATGGAAGGGGGCTTGCGCTGGTACACCAAGTTCGTGGAAAAATTCGGCATGCCGTTTTTGATCGGCAAGCTGCCACGGTCGGCCAAGGATTCGGAGTATGACGAGCTGGCCGATCAGCTTGATGCGATGATCGAAGATGCGGTCGGCGTGATCCCGGATGACGGCTCGGTGACGGTGCTGGAGCGCAAAGGCGGCGGCAGCGATAGTCTGCACGACAATTTTTTGGCCTACTGCCGCATGGAAATCAACGTGGCGCTGGTCGGCACGAACTCGACCACCGACGCCAATGTCACCCACGCCAGCGCCACGGCGGGCACCGGGGTGACCGATGATATCCGCGACAGCGATGCCGGGATCGTGGCGGCAACGATCCAACAAGCCATCGACGTGTACTGCGAGCTGAACTACGGGATCGGGCCGCAGGACACGCCGAAGTATCGATTGATGGAGCGGGAAAAAATTGATGACACGCGGGCCAAGCGCGACAACCAATTGGTTGCCGCTGGGGCCAAGTTGACGCCGGGCTATTTCAAACGGGCGTACAAGTTTCAGGATGGCGATCTGGACGAAGCGGCGATGGTGGCAGCGCCAGCCAAGCCTGGTGCGCCGCACGCGGATTTTAACGAGGGTGGCGACGAGCTGGACGTGGAAGGCATCATGGACGCGTACATCGATAAAATACTGCCCGCCATCACACGACAAATGATCGAGCCATTGATTGCCGCAATCCGCCAACAGGCCGACTTTGATACAGTGCAGGCGGAACTGGCCAAGCTGTACCCGACGATGAATGATGCCACCCTGCGCAAGACGCTGACCAACCTCGAATTCGCGCTCGATACGATTGGGCGGTTGATGATTGCCGAGGAATTGCTCGATGCCTAAGCTGACCAATGCCGACGTGCGCGCTGTGCTCGGCATGGCACCGCAAGACGTGGTGGGCTACTTTGAGCGCAAAGGGTTTGTGCTGTCGTGGCAATGGCAGGACGTGGTGGACGAACGGCACGCGCATGTGTTTACTGTGGCGAAAGTGACCAAGCTGGACGTGCTGCAATCGATTTACGACGCGTTGCTGCATGCGGTCAACGACGGTCAAACCTTTGCGCAATTCAAGGCCGAGCTGACACCCATATTGCAAAGCAAGGGCTGGTGGGGCAAGGCGATTGACCCGGATACGGGCGAAATCATTCCCGCGCACAGCGGCACCACGGCACCGGCACCGGCACAGCTTGGCAGCGCCAGCCGTTTGTGGACGATTTACCAGACCAATATGCAATCGGCATTCATGGCCGGGCGTTATAAAGCCATGATGGGCGCGACGGACACGCACCCCTATTGGCGCTACACGGCGATTCGTGATCGGCGCACACGCGCCACGCATGCGGCGCTGGATGGGCGTGTGTATCGCTTTGATGATCCATTTTGGTCTTATTACTATCCGCCATGGGCCTGGCTGTGTCGTTGCCGGGTGTCGCCCGTCTCCACCGACATGTTTGAGCGCGAGAAGATGGATTTGCGCTCCTCGCTTGCTGAGCCGATCAAGGTTGATGAGGTGTCGGTGGGCGGCGATCCGGCGCGGGTGGCCAAGCAGGCGACGTTTACCACGGTGATCGATGGCAAAAAAGTGGCGGTGAAGACCGCACCGGGTTTTGCGTTTAACCCTGGCCGCGAAGCGTGGCAACCGGAAACCAATCGCTGGCGCGGGCCAGTGGCCGATCTGGCCAAGCAGATGTTGCCAACGCCATGACTGATCCGTTTGAACTGCGCCTGAACACCGGGCCGCTCGATGCGACGCTGGATGTGATCGCACGGGCGGGCAACCTGGCCAGCCTGACGCCCAAGCTGGCGGTGGAACTACTGAGCCAGACCGAGGCGAATTTTCGGGCGCAGGGACAGCCGAAATGGCCAGCGCTGTCCAAGCGCACGATTGCGCAGCGCGAGAAGAAAGGCCGCTGGCCGGGGCCGATTCTGCAAGTGACCGGTGCGCTGGCGCGGGCAGTGATCACGGACAGTGGCCCCAACTATGCGGCGGTGGGCGTGGCCGGGTATTCGCACCAGTACGCCGCGATCCAACAATTTGGCGGCAAGGCTGGCCGCTACCTGGCGACGACGATACCGGCACGGCCTTACCTGCCGATGGACAAGGACGGGCGCATCAGCCCGCAGGCCGAACACGGGCTGTTGCAGGTGACGTATGTGTGGCTGGGGTTCGTTATCCGCTGATTGCGGTGATTGGCGCAAAACGCGCTACGGGCGTTTTTTTTGGGCGGGCTGTCAATTCGGTCGCGCTTGCCGCCTGCCCCCGTTTATAAACAGATTTTGCCCCCTTGGCGGCGATGCAATTGTGGTAAGCTCTCGGCCACTTGCGTCGAAGCCCTGATTTTCCCCTTGCGCCACGCCCACATCGATTTTGACGCACGTCAAATGACGCCAACAAAGCGGCCCGGCATACTGGCTGCATGACTACACAAACCAACCCCCAACCGCCCGCAGTGATGCCCGTCAAGCGCACGCTGCAAATTTTCCGCACTGGCAAGCATACGGATGCCAATGGTATTACGGCGGACTTTACCGATGCTGATTTGACGGAAATGGCGACATCGTATCAACGCACCACCCACTTTGCACCGTTGGTCGCTGGCCACCCGAAAGGTGCTGCGCCTGCTTATGGCGGGCTGGACAGTGTGACCAAGGTGGGCGACAAGCTGTTTGGCGATTTCCTGATGGAGGAAGAGGTTGCACGCCAGATCGATGGCTATCAATGGCTGGGGGTGTCGTGCAGCATTTACGCCCGGAAAAACCCGCACAACCCGACGCCAGGCAAGCTGAACATACGGCATGTGGGCCTGTGTGGTGACGATCCGCCAGCGATCAAGGGCATGCAAGGCTTGCAGCAGTTTGCCGAAGGTGACACGGCAGAGGCAGCGATGGAGTTTGCCGAGTTGTCGGGCTGGATGGTTGCGTACCCATTGGACGCGGTGGCGGACATGCTCCGCAGGCTGCGTGATCACATCAACGAAAAAGAGGGCTTGGATGCGGCCGACAACCTATTACCGGACTGGAAGATCACGGCAGTTAAAGATGCCGCAGCGGCGCTGCGCGACGCGGATGCGGCAGATCAAGACAGAAACAAAAACCCCTCGTTTAAGGAACCCGAAAACATGAGCATCGAACAAGAACTGGCTACGGCCAAAGCGGAAGCCGCAGCGCTGAAAGCGCGTAACGGTGTACTGGAGCGTGAAGCCAAGGCCAAGGACAAGGCCAGCGCCGAAGCGGACAATCTGGCGTTTTGCGAGGGGCTGGTACAGCAGCGCAAATTGCTGCCCAGCCAAGTTGCGCTGACGTTGGCCAATTTGAATTTTATGGCGGCGCAAGACCCGGCCAAGGACGGTGATTGGCTGGCGGCGCAAGTGGGCAACTTTGCGGAAGGCGTGGTGGCACCATCCCGCTTTGCGGCGCAGAAAGCGGCCTTGGAAGCGATCAAGCCGATGCCGGATTTTCTGTTTAGCGAGCAGGCAACCAAGACCAAGGTTGGCAATGCGGGCGCAGGGACAGATAAAAGTGCCCTGATCGCGGATGCTGAACGTCGGGCAGTCAAGCCGTAACCCGAACAATTTTAATCAAACAAGGATGAGCAATCATGGCAAATTTTTTTCGGCCCAAGCAGCTATCGGATGTATTGATACGGGAATTTGAAGGTTTTACCAATAGGACGGTGACGTTTGCCGGTGGCGTATTTGTGATGGGCCAGGTGGTGGCGAAGCTGAATGGCAATTATGTGCCGCTGGTGCCAGCGGCCAATGATGACAGCGCCAAGGCGGCGGGCATTTGCCTGGTCAATGTGGACGCCAGCGCGGCCAACAAAAGCGGCTTGGCGGCTGTCAAGCTGGCGCAACTGATGCCGGAGGGGCTGGTGTGGCCTGCGGGGATCACGGACGCACAAAAGGCGATTGCGGTGGCGCAATTGGAAGCGCTGTTTATTGTGATGCAAGACCCGCAGTAAGCGGTTGACTGAAATCTGACTGAGAAAAGCGAGAAATACAATGGCCGATTTTACTTTGGACGGGTACACCAGTGCCGATTTGACGATTGCCGTCAACAAGCTGCCGCAGACCACCATGGTGACCGAAGATCTGGGCATTTTTGAAATCAACCGCATAAAAACGACCAAGGTCGGGGTGAAGGTCAAAAATGGCCGGATCATCTTCATTGATGATACCAACCGCGATGCGGATGCAATCGTCGCAGCGCACGAGGGCGAAAACATTCGCACCTTTGAAACCTTGCATTTGCCGCTTGCCGGGCATGTGCGGCCCAGCGACATACAAAACATTTCCAGCGAAGCGGTGAATGTGTTGGGGCATCTTGGCATGGGTGGCGACCCGGTGGCGACCGCACTCAACAACGAAATGCAACGCCTCAAAAACAACCTGCGCGTGATGCGCGAGTATCACCGCATCAACGCCCTGAAGGGTAAGCTGTGCAATAAAAGCGGTGCCGCGTTCCTGGATTTTTATGCGGAATTCAACGTGCAGAAAAACGCGACGGTCGTTGACTTTGGTGACAAAACCCTCGAAGTGGCGGACATCATCCTTGATGCCATCCGTCTTGGTGAAAGCAAGCTCGAAGGCCAGTTCGTTACTGGTTGGGCGGCATTTTGCGGCAAGACCTTTCTTGACAAGCTGCGGCGGCACCCGTCGATTGCGTCTGCCATCAAAAATACACCCGCAGCGCCGACCTTGGTGCTGGGCGATGTGCGCAAAGGGTTTCCGGTATCGGGGGTGATGTTCCGCGAAGTCGATGGCATGCTGGCCGGGCGCAAGTTTGTGGATGATGACAAGTGCCATATCTTTCCGATTGGCGGGTCTGGCATTTTGGTGGAAAATCTGGCACCCGCCAACTATAACTGGGCTGTCAATACGCCGGGCCTGGACTATTACGCATCGATTGAGACGCGCAAGCACAACAAGGGCAGCGAGGTCGAGGTGCAAACCAATCCGCTGCCGATTTGCACGTACCCGGAAGCGCTGACCGAGTTGTCTGTCAAGCCGTAATCATGCAGTACCTGGATCGAGCAGGCTTGCTGCGGTTTGTGCCGGAAAACAAGCTGGCGCAAATGACCGACGATGACAACGGGCAAGTGGTCAACGAAGAGGTGGTCAGCGCGGAGTTGGCCACGGCCAGCACCACGATTGACCGCTATTTGCGCAACCGCTACACGCTGCCCTTGCTGCAATCGTGCACTGACCTGGGCGAATGGGCGGGCTGCATCGTCCGCCACAATCTGTATATGCGCAGGCCCGAAGGGGCCGAAGACTTGCCACCGGCAGTGGTGCGTACGTACAAGGAAACGATCCGGTTTTTGGAGCAAGTGCGCGACGGCTTGATGACGCTGGATGTGGTGGACAGTGCGCCGACCACAACGGCGGATGACGGTGGCAAGGACAGCGGCAAGGCGCGTTTCCGGTCGCCAAAGCGGCAGTTTGGCCCTGATGCTTGGGATCAGTATCAATGAGCACGGTGGCCAATGTCGTCGCACTGGTCAAGGAAGTGTGGCCTCGCTGGGCGGTGGAGGATTTTCCGGATCGGCCAGCGGACTACAAACTCCTGCACCCAAAGGGGGCGATTTTGGTGCAGTACGGCGGGAGCCGGTTCGGCACGCCGGAAACGCTGGATGTGATGGTGCAGCAGCGGGTGCTGCAATTTGGGCTGCGCTTGATCGGTAACGGGCAGCACGGGGTGGATGGAGTGGTGACGGTGCTCAATTCCTTAATTGGTGCGTTACCTGGCCGACGTGTGGCCAACTGCGATCCGATCAGGTTGGTGCGTGATTATTTTGAGTGCGAGCACGGCGGGCGGTGGGAGTATCAGGTCGAGATCGAAATGACAACCCTGAACGTTGGCTGTGAAATTGAAATTGAAATTTAAGGGAGTCTGGAATGGCACTGGTAAAGAAGAAGTACAAATACACGGGGCCACCGTCATCGGTGACGCTGCGTGTGGCGGGCGAAGCCGACATGGATGTGGCGTGGGTCGATGGCAAGGAATATACGCTGCCAGCGGCGCATCAATACGTGGTGGATCTGTGTGAACTGAAGATGCTGACAGAAGTTGCCAGTGAGCCGGTTGCGCAGGTCAAGGCAGTCGATAAGCCGCAAGACAGCAAAGTGAAGGAGTCCTGATTATGGCTGCACCATTTTTGCACGGCATTGAAACGATCACGCTCATTGGCGGGCCGCGGGCGATCACGGAAGCGAAGAGCGCCGTCATTTTTTTGGTTGGCACCGCAGTCACCGGGCCGGTGAACGTGCCGACCTTGTGTCTGTCCGATGTTGACGATGCGCAGTTTTTGATCGCCAATACGCCCGAAGTACCAGGCAATACGATACCGCAGGCGCTGCGGGCGATCCGGGCGCAGGGCGCGGCACTGGTGATTGTGGTCAATGTGCGTGACGGCAGTTGGACTGATCCCACGGCGGCAACCAAGATCATTGGTGGTGCCAGCGGCGGCGGGATCAGGTCGGGCTTGGCGCTGGTGGACGATTGTTATTCGCTGTTTGGCTTTGCACCCAAATTGTTGCTGGCCCCCGGTTTTTCACCTTTGGCAGCGGTGGCGGCGGAATTGGTAGCACGCGCTGACAAGATCAAAGGTTATGCGCTGATCGATGCGCCGGTGGGCACATCGGTGGGGCAGGCGATTGCAGGCCGGGGCAATGCGGGCACCATCAACTTCAACATCGCCAGCGCCCGCGCCATTTTGTGCTACCCGTATGTCAAGGCGTTTGACCCAGCAGCCAATGCGACGGTGTTGCAGCCGATGTCGCAATTTGCCGCCGGCACGATTGCTGCCAAGGACAACAAGGCTGGTGTGGGCTATTCGCCCAGTAACACCGAAATGGCCAACGTGTTGGGGATGGAGCGCAGTCTGACGGCGAGTTTTGATGATCCGAACTGCGAAGTCAATCTGCTCAATGCGGCGGGCATTTGCACGGTGTATAGCAATTTCGGTACCGGTATTCTGTTTTGGGGTAATCGGGCCGCGAATTTTCCGACCAAGACCGGGCTGGAAACGTTTATTTGCTGCGGGCGCGCCAAGGATGCGCTGGACGAAGCGATCCGGTTTTTTGCCTTTGCGTATACTGACAAGCCCAGCAATAACGGGCTGATTGACGACGTTGTGATGAGCGTCGATGCCTTTATCGGTCGCAAGACCGGCAAGGGAGAATATTTGGGCGGCAAATGCTGGTTCGATCCGGTCAAAAACCCGCCGACACAAGTGGCCAATGGGCAACTGGTGTTCAGCTACAAATTTATGCCTGCACCGCCGATGGAGCGGGCTACATTCGAATCAATGATGACGGGCGAATACGCTGTCAACCTCAAGAGCAGATAAGGAGCCATCATGGCTGGGAATATTCAAATCTCGCAGATTACCAACGCCAATTGCTACATCAATGGCAGCAGCTTGCTTGGCTTGGTCGAAGAAGCAAAGAGCCCCGATGTGGTGGCAAAGGTAGCCGAGTACACAGGCCTGGGATTAATGAGTTCGTTCGAGCTGCCAGTCGGGTTTGAAAAAATGGAGACGGAACTTAAGTTCAAGTCGTATTCGGCAGACTTGATGAAGCAAGTCGGCAATCTATTTACCACTCAACAGTTGCAGTTCCGAGCCAACCTCGAAGGCTGGGAGGGCGGTAGTGGCCGGGTATCGCAAAAAGGCTTGCTCACGTTCATGGAGGTGATTTTTAAGAAAGTCCCCACCGGCACCACTTACAAAGCACAAGGTCGTGCGGAATTCAGTGCGACCGCGTCAGTGTTGAAATTCAAACAGGTATTGGATGGCGTGGAAATGATTGAAATCGACGTGCTGAACAACATCTTCAAGGTGGGTGGGGAAGACATGCTGATTCAATACCGGGCCAACTTGGGCCTGTAATTGGGTCAATCTTTTAAAGGAAAAAGCAATGAGCAGGATTGAAATCAAGCGGGTGCCGCTGCTGGGCAAGCTGGTCGTCAAATCGGGCACCGTGGAAACGCGGGTGCGCGATGTGCCGATCTTTGAAATGTTTCATCAAGACCGCGTGCTGGCAGAAAAGCATGCGCCCAATGATATCGATGATCAGGATGACTTTTTGCTGCACCAGATGACTGCCTTGCCGCTCGATGTCATTGGCATGCTGTCGCTGACCGACTCTGAAAATTTGTTGATCGAGCTGAACAGCTTGTGTGGGTTGAACAACCCTGCGCCGCTCGACGCCGTGATTGCGCCAGGTTATCAATACACCCTGACCCGCCCGTTGTTGACGCCAATGGGCACGGTGAACACGCTGCTGCTGCGCGAATTGACGCGGGGCGACCAGCGCCGGGCGGCGCAAGTGGCGGCGCTGGCGACCGAGCGCGATGGCGTTTTGATTGGCGCGATGGCCAGTTTGCAGTTGGAAGACGTGGCGAACCTGGCGCTGGCAGACTCGTATGCCCTGTGCCGCTTTTTTCGCCGCATCGTTGATACCGGAATCGCAGATGCGGGAAATGGATCGGGGCCTGCTGCGGATACACCGGGGCTTGAGTTTGGCCTGCCTGTTCCTGCTCACCCTTAGCGAATATTGGGAATACTGCGAGGCGGCGGAAGAGATCGTGGCGGCGCAGCAGCGCAATGCAAATTGATAGACTTGGGCGGGATGCACGGCGGTGTACCCGCCCTTTTAATTGGTGGCGATGATGACAAACCGGGTGTTTAGTGTTGGGCTGGTGATTTCGGCGGCGGGTAATGTCGTCAATTTTATTAATCACGCGAGGTCAGCTTCGGAGCGCTTGCGTACCAGCATGACGCAGGTAGGCGTGCAGCGGGTGGCACTGGACAACCTGCGCCAGATGCGTACCGAGCTGACGGCAGCGCAGGCGCGTGCGGCGGCATTTGAGGCGGGCTTGGGCGGCATCCGGCGCAATGTTGAGCGCAGCAGCCAACTGGCACTGACCTTTGGCCAGCGCTTGCGCCGGGCCGAGGATGCCGGGCGCGGCATGACGGTGCAATTGCAGCGCGCACAGGCGAGTTTGCAGCAGGCAACGCAGACCAGTGCGGCGTTTCAGTCGGCGCTGGTGCAGGCGGAGCAAAAGTTGGGCAATAGTGCCAATCTGGCGGCATCGCTGTCGGCCAAGCTGACGGCAGCGCGCAGCACCGGCGCGGCAACGGTGGCCGAAATCGCCCGCCTGAAAACTGAATTGCAGGCCACCGGGCAGGCGAGCACCAAGTTTGCTACCAGCCTGGTCAATGTGGATCAGCGGCTGGCTGCGAGCGAGGATTTGGCAGCGCGCCTGGCGGCAAAAATCTATTCCGCGAAGGCCAGTGGCACGGCCACCACCGCCGAAATCGACAAGTTGACGGCAGCGCTGGCGCGGGCGAACGCCATTACCGAGCAGATCAACAACGCAGCGCGGGCGCAGCACCTGCGCCAGTCGCTAAGCCAGGCCGAACAGGCAGCGGCACGCAGCACCGCCGAAATCACCAAACTGGACGCGGCGCTGGCGCGTGCGAATACGCTGAGCACGCAATTCCAGCAGCATGTGGACAAGGCCAAAGCCAACCTGGCCGCCAGCGTGGCGCAGGTTGAGCAGCTCAAGCAAAAGCTGGCGCAGGTCGAGCGCACTGCCGGGGCCGGGCGGGCCGAGGTCGATAAGATCAAGGAATCGCTGACCCGTGCCGAGCGGGTTGCCGACCAGTTCCGCAACCGGTTGACCGATGCTACCCGGCAGGGCAGTGAGCTGCGCCGGGAAGTCGAGCGCACCGAAGCGGCGCTGCGCCGGGCCAATGAGCGTGCGCAGCAGTTGCGGCTCAATCCCAACGGGCCAGCCAATGCCGATGCACTGCTGGCCAACCACCAGCGCTCGCTGCAAATGGGCGTGACCGGGCGCGATCTGCAAGAGCGGGGCCGGGATTTGCGTGCCAGTGGCTATGGTGCGGTGATCGGTGCCACCGCTGGCGTGTATGGGGCAGTGCGCATGGCGAACCCGTGGATCGAACATGAAGATGCGATGCGGGACGTGGCCATAACGGGTGGCATGAAGCGTAAGGATGAAAACGCGTTGGGGCAGATGGTTCGGCGTGCAGCCAAGGATACAAATCAAAAACATGCGGATTTGGCGGGTGGCTTAAGTGTGTTGGTTGCCAACGGCATGACTGCGGCGGACGCACAAAAGTACGTGCCAGTGTTGGGTCATTCGGCAACCGCATCGCGAGCGCAAATGAAGGACATGGCGAATTTGACATTCTCATTGGATCATTCGATGGGGATCAAGGGCGTCAAGCAAATGCAGGAAGCCATTGATGCGCTCAATTATGCCGGCAAGCAAGGCCAGTTTGAATTGCGCCACATGGCGCGCTACTTTCCGGAGCTGGGCGCACGAATGAAATCGTTTGGCGTGACCGGGATGGATGCCGTGCGCGAATTGGGTGCGGCAATGCAAGTAGCGCGGGGCTCGTCGGGCACAACCGAAGAGGCGGCAACCAACGTCAAGGACTGGATGAGCCATATGACAGCGGCGCATACAGTCAAAACGTTTCATGACGTGGGTATCGATTATAAAAAGGAAATCACGCAACGGGTGGCCAGTGGCAAGATGTCGGCGTTTATGGCATCGATTGATGTCACGGACAAGTACATCGACAAGGTGGCCAGCGGCAAGGTGATTGAAGTGCGCAACAAGCATGGGGTCAAGGACAGGCTGGATTTTAGGGCGGCATTAAAGCAAGCAAAGGAAACCGGCAACGAGGATGCGGTGCGCTCGGTGGTGGAGCAATTTGCGCTGTCAAAAGTATTCCAGAATATGCAGTCAGTCAACGCCTATCTGGCATTCCGGCAAAACCGGGCGCAGTTTGAGGATATCAAAAAGGGCTCGGGCAGTGCCGAGGCCAGGGGCAGTATCATGCGCGACGCCGCAGAGCGCAAGGAAACAGCCAAGGAACAGGCGAAAAGTTTTGGCATTGCCGTGCACGATCTGGTGCTGGGGCTGGGCCGGGCTGTCATGCACAAAGATGGCGATGGCAAGACTGGTAGTGGGCGTGGTTTTGTGGCGACAGCAAATGAATACATCGGCGGGCTGTCTTCGATGATCGACAACAATCAAAAACTGGTGAAAACCGGGGTTGCTGTGGTTGCGGGGCTGGCTGTGTTATCCGTTGGGTTTATGGCGATGAAATTTCTGGCTGGTGGCGTGATGGGCATCGCTGGTGGCGGCATGCGGCTGTGGGGCTTCTTGCGGGGCAAGAAAACCGGACGCGATGTGCAGCAGGTGTACGTGGTCAACATGGGTGACGGCAACGGGCCGGATGTGCGCCTGCGGCGCGGGCGGTTGGCGCGGCTCGGTGCCGGGCTGCGCCGCAGCTCGCGCCTGGCGTGGCGGGGCGCGACGCGGTTTATTGGCAGTGGGCTTGGATCAGTGGCTGGCCGGGCCGCTGGGCTGCTGGGTCGCGTACCAGGCATGGCCCGGATCGGGACGGTGCTGCGTGCCGCTGCGCCAATGGTCTTGCACTTTGGGCGGGCGCTGTTAATGGCGATGGGGCCAATCGGCTGGACGATTGCGGCGGTGGCCGCGCTGGCCTATGGCGGGTATTACCTGTGGAAAAACTGGGACACGATAGGCCCAAAGATCAAAAAAGGTTGGGCGGTGGTGGTGGGCGCTGTGGGCTGGGCGTGGGACAGCACAAAGCGCTATGTGCGCGGCTTTGTGCAGGCTGGCAGTGATCTGGTTGGCGGCTTTATCGGCGGCATCACGCAGCGCTGGGATCAAGTCAAGACGACGGTCAGCAATATGGGGTCAAGCGCGCTGACATCGATCAAAAACGTGTTGGGCATCAAGAGCCCAAGCCGCAAAATGATGGAAGTCGGGCACAACGTGGCCGAGGGTGCAGCGATTGGCATCGAGCAGCGCTCGCACCTGGTGCGCAAGCAGTCGGACAGACTGGCGGGGCTGATGCTGGCCAAGCCACCGACGCAAGCGGTGCGGGCATTGCCAGCGTGGGTCACAGATACTGCCGGGATGGCAGCGTTGCCGGGGGCTGGCCACACGACCAAAATCGAGATCCATTATGCGCCGATCATCAAGATCAACGGCAGCGCCGACCCGAATCAAATACGGGCGCTGCTGGCCGACGACAAGGAATCGTTCTTCCGCAACTTCGAGCAACATTATCAGCGCATGATGCGCGACGCCAATCGGCGCAGTCTGGGAGGGGCATGATGGCGACGTTTTGTACACTGGGAACGCTGGAGTTTGACGTATTGAGCTGGACATCCCACACGATCCGCTATGCGGTCGAGTGGGCACAGCATGCGCGCATCAGCGGCAAGCCACGGCTGGAGCCGGTGGCGGAAAGTTTGATGCAAGTGAGCGTTGAATTGGCCTGGCATGCGTATTTTTCCGACCCGGCAGCGGGGCTGCGTGCGTTGCTGGCAGCGCAGAGCGCCAAGCGCCCGCTGCCGATGGTGTTTGCCAATGGCGAACACAAGGGCTATTTTGTGATTACCGAGGTGGAAGATGCACCGCGTGCGGCGACCCACGACAACGGCCTGATCGCCAACAGCGCCAAAGTGACCCTGCTTGAATATGCGGGCGAACCCGGCGAACTGCCACCCGCACCCGCTGTGCTGCGCACCCGTGTGCCGCTGGAAACCGTTCTCAGGGCGCGGCAGCGGATTGTGATCAAACCGAGCCAAGCGCCAGCGGTGCTGGCCAACCAGGCGCTGGGCTTTGCAGCGACCGCAAAAAATGCGCTACAAACCGCGAAAGCGGGCTTGTTGCTGGCGCAAACATTACAGCGCAACCCGGTAGCGGCATTGGGGCAGTTGCCCGGCTTGATGCAGTTGATGGGACAGGCATTGCCCGCCTCCAATGCGCTGGCGCAAACCTTGACCGCACTGGGGCCGAATGTCACCAGTGCGGCGCGGATGCTGCCTGCGGCGGTGTTGATGGCCGGACAGATCAAGGATGCCCGGCGCAACCTGCAACAAGCGCGTGATGGCAACAGCGTGGCACCATTGACGGGCGCGGCCAGCGCGGTGTTGGGCGCGCTGGATACCGCGCAGACGTTGCAAAAGCCGCTGTCTGCGTGGTTGTTGCAGGGTGCCTTGCGCACGGGAGGGCTATGATGACGACACAGTATTTGATGCATACGACGGTTGAAGGTGAGCGTTGGGACAGCATCGCCGCGAAATATTATGGCGATGCGGCGTTGTTCCAGGTGATTGCCAACGCCAACGAATCGATACCGATGACCGCCGTGCTGCCTGTCGGATTGGTGCTGATGATACCAATCATTGAACGCATCGATGCCGTGACGCTGGAGGTGCCGCCATGGCTAGCCTGATCGAGACTGAACTCGGCTTTGATTATGAGCTGATGATGCGTGGCAAAGACGTGACGGCATCGCTGGCGCGGTTTGTGACGCGGTTATCGTACCGGGACAATATTGCAGGCGAAGCCGAGGAGTTTGAGGTGGAACTCGATAATGTGGACGGTCGTTGGCAGCGTGAATGGTATCCGGCCAAGGGTGATCTGCTGCGCGGCAAGCTGGGGCGACGCGGTTTGCCGCTGCTGGACTGTGGTAGCTTCGAGGTGGATCAAATCCGCTTTTCTGCCCCGCCATCGGTGGTGATGATCCGGGCACTATCGGCGGGAGTGAGAAAGCCGGTGCGAACCCGTGAAGCCAAAGCATATGAAAACACGACGCTGGCGGCGATTGTGGCGCGGATCGCCAAGAAAAACCATTTAAAGGTGGTGGGCAAGATCGCCCCCATCAAAATCGACCGTGTGACCCAATACATGGAGCGGGACGTGGCGTTTTTGACCCGGCTGGCGGGGGAATACGGCTATGTGTTCAAGATCGTGGCGGGCCGGATCGTGTTTTCTGATCGGCAAGCGCTACGCGAGCAAAAGGCCAGTCTGGTACTGACACCAGAACAATTGTCGAGCTATGAGTTTTGTGATCAGATCAAGGACGTGCCGAGGGCGGTATCGATGCGGCGCTATGACCACGATAAAAAAGCGCTGGCCCAAACCGAAATTGCGGACGATGGCAGCGACGAACCGGGTGAGCACAGCAGTGGTGACACGCTGCGCCTGACGGGCCGATTGGGCACCAACGGTATGGCGGATCGGCGCAGTAAGGCGGCGCTCGCGGCAGCGAAGGAAGACAAGTTGACCGCCTCGATCAGCCTGGCGGGGGATCAAAGGATTATCGCGGGCTTGACGCTGGCGCTGGCGGGTTTTGGCAAACTGGACGGGACGTACTTGATTGACCGAGCCAGTCATACGATACAGCGATCAAGCGGCTATAGCACCAGCGCCGAAATCAAAAGGGTGAGAAAAGATGGCTGATTTCATGAGCGGGTTGCAGTTCGGTACCGTCAGCGACGTGCAGGTCGGGGCTGGCAAGCTGCCCCGCGTGCGGGTGCGATTGCCGTTGTACAACAATGTTCGCACGATGTTTTTGTCTGTCCTGGTGCCTAAAACCCATCAGGACAAATGTTTCTGGATGCCGGACATTGGGGAGCACGTGGCTATACTGCTCGATGATGATGGCGTAGCGGGCGTTGTGTTGGGGGCGATCTACAGCGACGGCGATTTGCCACCCACCAACGATGCAAATTTGTTTATGACGCAATTCGCCGATGGAACGATTTTGCAGTATGATCGCACGGCCCACAAACTCACAGCAACAGTGCTGGGTGATGTGGTGATCGCTGCCACTGGCAATGCATCAGTCTCCGCTGGTGGCAGTCTGGATTTGTCTGGCAAGACGGTGACGATCAACGGGGCCATTGTGCTCAACGGCAAAGTGCAGATCAAAGATATGCTCCACGTTGCGGGCAAAAGCACATTCGATTCGGACATCGTTTCGGCTGGGCGCATTACCGATGCGGACGGCGATGGCGGCGCGTAGTTTTTGACGCGTGTCAAATGACGGCCTACTCACAGGTCGCTAAGATGGTGGTAACGAAAGCCCACCATGAACCCACCCACTATACCAAATACCCACCACTGGCAGGCCCGTCTTGGCGAGATCGGCGGCGTTGCGACCGATCTCGCCGACATTGCGACCGATCTCGCCGACATTGGTCAGAGCCTGCATGTGATTGCGACCACCCCCTTTGGTGCTGACCCGTTGCGGCCTGATTTTGGTTGCGATATGTGGCGTTACATCGATTGGCCTGTTAATCGGGCGATCCCGCATGTGGTGCGGGAGTTGACCGCAGCCTGGAGAAAATGGGAGCCGCGCATTGCGGTTGTGCGCATTGTGCCGCGCATTGTTGATGGCAGTTGGTTGGTGGCGCGCTTGTTTTTTACCATTGCTGCCGGGCTGGAACAGTCGCTGGACGTGGCATTGCGGAGGGCAGCGTGAGCGCGCTGGTGCCGGAATACCTGCCAGTTGACCCACAGCCGATTGTTGATGCAATGGTGGCGGAGTGGGAGCGGCTGACAGAAAAAACCCTGTACCCGGCGCAAGTTGAGCGGCTGCTGATCAATAACATGGCCTACCGCGAAGCGCTGCTGCGCGGGATGATCAATCAGGCTGCGCGGCAAAATCTGGTGCGCTTTGCGACCGGGCCGATACTGGACTACCTGGGCGAATTGATCAGTGCGCCACGACTGGCAGCGCAATATGCGCGCACGCGGGTTCGGGTCACGTTCGAGCAAGCGGCAACAACGACCCGGCAAATCAACGCGGGCACCTTGATCCAGTCCGGCGACGGGCAGCGGACATTCCAGACCGAATTCGATGTGCCAATTGCGCCCGGCAATGTGATTGCCGAGGCGGATGCGACTTGCGTGGACGGCGGATTGGCGGGCAATGGCTATGTGCCGGGCACGCTGACCGAGCTGCTCGATGTGCTCGATGCGTCGTGCAGCAATATCACAGTCAGCAGTGGCGGCGCGGACGCGGAATCGGATGAGGCCTATCGGGGCCGCTTGTTGCTGGCACCTGCCGGGTTTTCAGTCGCGGGGCCAGCCGATGCCTATGTGTATTTGGCGCGCTCCGCTCATCAATCGGTGATTGCGGTGCAAGCGGTCTCGCCAGCGCCTGCCGAGGTGGATGTGTATGTGCTGACCGATGCGGGTGCGCCGGATGCGGTGGTGCTGGATTTGGTGAGCGCCAAACTGAGCGACCAGACTGCGCGGCCACTGGGCATTGCGGTGCGCGTACATGCTGCGCCGGTGATCGAATATCAAATTGTGGCCAACATCACGGCGTTGGCCGGAGCCGATCCGGCGCTGGTACAGGCTCAGGCATTGGCGCGGATCAATCAACTATTGCACCTGGGCGTGCCGCAAGCGGGCGCTGATCCCCTGCCAGCCCGCGAACTGCAACTCGGGGTTGACATTGTGCCGATGCAAATCAGCAGCGCGATTTCGGGGGCGGGCGTGTATGACATTGAGCTGATATCACCAGCGGCGCGGGTTGAAGTGCAGGCGCACCAGTGGGCGCATTGCACCGGGGTGCAAATTGCAGTCACGGGAGTGCGGCATGGTTGAATTAGCTTCTATTTTGCCGCCAGCACTGGCATCAGACGAGCGGATGCGGGTGCTTGAGCGCATTTACACGGATCGGCTGGCTGCGCTTGATCTGGCCGGGGTGGTGCCGCGTTTGATTGATACTGCGCCGGAATGGCAATTGCCGTATCTGGCGCAAGAGTTCGGGGTGGTTGATACCGATGGGTGGCGGCTGGCGCTGGATGAAGATGCGCAACGCGAATTGATCAAAAGCGGGATCAAATTGCGGCGCTTGCAGGGTACGCCTTGGGCGGTCACCGAGGTGCTGCGGTTGATGGGGATTGATGCAACGATTGCTGAGTGGTTTGACACACAAGGTGTGCCGGGCACGTTTGCGATTGATGCGGATGTGTTTGCACGGACGGTGGACGACGATTTGTTTGCTGGGGCGGTTGGCGCGATTGACAGGAGCAAGCCGGTGCATGCGCATTTGGCTCGATTGCAGCTTAACACTGCCAGTCGCGGGCCTGTTGAGTTTTTTGCTGTGGCCGCTGTATCGACAATATCGGTGGCGCTATCACCACGGGGCCAAGTGATATGAGCGACTTTTTTTCGGAATGGACAGCGGCAGGATTGGCCAAGTTGCGTGCGGCGCTGCACGGTGGGCCAGCGGTCAGCATCAAACAACTGGCGTTGGGCGATGGCGGCGGTGCTGCGGTTGACCCAACTGGCCGCGCCGCGCTGGTGCGGGAAGTTTATCGTGCGGACGCGATTGTATCGGTGGTGCCGAATCACGCTCTGATGATTCAAGTTGTCATCACGGTACCGCCAACCGTTGGCGGCTGGACAGTGCGCGAAGTGGCTGTGATCGATGCCGATGGGGTCATTGTTGCAATAGGCTCGTTGCCGGTGACGCTGAAGGCAAATGATACAAGTGGCTCGCCGAACGAGTTTATCGTCAAAGTGATGCTGGCCGTCAGCAATGCGGCCACTGTGGTCGTGACCATCGATCAGTCGGCCATTAATGCAACGCAAGCCTTCGTGATTGCCAGCATTGCGCAGCATGGGCAGCAGCAAAATCCGCATCCAGTCTATCTGCTGCGCTCGGATGCAGTGGCGCAGTACGCGGCATTGGGGCATGGTCACCAGATCGCGGGTGTCGCGGGCTTGCAGGACGCACTGACCGCAATGCAAAACAACATCAACAACACTGCTGCGCAAACAGACCGCCGTTGGGTCTTGCGCCGCGTTTATTTTCAGGGTTAACAATGGTTCCGTTTATCGAATTTAACTTTGTTGACAACCGGCAGGTGCCTGTTGACTGCACTTTTAACCGAGCATCTTCAGCGACGATGCAGGTATCAAACAAGGTCGGGTCTGTGGGTGCCGGGGTGGCGCGATTCGATGGCGGGCTGATGTTTGAGGAGGGCACGACCAATTACTGTCGTGGCGATATCACGCAGATCAGCACAACCGTGTTGTACCAGTGTGTGCAACCCAACTCCTGCACAATTGTCACAGCGGCCAGTGCGGTGCCAGCGATGGTAGGTGCGCAGTATATGGCCCATCAATATTCTGGCAGCGGTGACAGCAACGTCGGGGCGCAAAATTTCACCGTATCGAGCGGGGCACCTGCGGGATCAATCTGCGCGAGTTGCTATATATGGATACCTGCTGATTACGTTGGCGGATTGGGTTGGTTTATCGAATCCTCTCCGCCTGTCACAAACACCATTTTGGTCGCGCCTGATATGACCCTTCGGGATTGCTGGCAACGGGTCGTTGTTACGGCGGATGTACCTGGCAACTACCTCGGATACGGAATTGTTTTGCGCCCAAGTGGGGTGCAACGATTTTTTTCCACGGCCTGGAACCTGACCCCGACGAAACGGCCCACCTCATACATTGTGCCAGGGGCCGACCCGACTGTGCGGGCGTTGGAAACGCTAACAATGCCTGTTACCGATGCGTTCAATCGTCGTGCTGGCGCAATTTATGTCGAGTTTCAACCAGGCAGCTACGCAGCAGATTGGCATTGCATCGCGACGTTATTCGACGACACATACCGAAATAGCGTCCAGCTTTACATCAAAGGGACAACCGGCGACCTCGTGCTGGAGATTAATCGGGACGGCAAATATACCTATGATACGGGCTACTACATTCCCGCAGCAGTGGTCGGGACAGGCATTGTGCGGGTGGCGCTGAGATGGGCGGGCACGGAAGCACAGGTTGCCTGCAATGGCCAAATTAATGCAGCAGACCCTACGGTGTCGATTCCCTATGTCACAAAATTGTCCCTTGGTGCCGACTATCAAGCCACGTCGGCATCGAGCCTGAACGGCAAGATACGACGGTTTGCTGTATTCGCGCAAGCGCCGACGTCTGCGGATATTCAGGCTTGGAGTGTTGCTGGTTTGCCAGCACGGCAATCGGGCTATTTGGGGTCAGATGTCATCCCAAAGGGCAAACTGACTTGGTTGTGGCGGAACGATGGCACGCTGGAGGTCTCGTGCAATTTGCGGCTTTCTGCGGTGCCAATCAACGAAACCACGGTATGGATCGGTGGCGGCGCGACGCCAACCAGGAAAAACAGGATTACAAAAATCGGCGGATTGATCGAGGAAACCCAGCTCGTCGTGTCACCTCGCGAAAACGTCTGGGTGCAGGTGACGGCTGATGATGTCGTGGCCCGGTTGCATGGGCTTGGCTGATCCACTTTTTTAAATGGGCAAAATTGTATGAGGCAAGTAATCAACGATTCAGCGGGCCAGTTCGGTGGAAGCACGCAAGTAGCCACTGCGCTTCATTCACGGGGCGTCTTTGGTAGTGGGCGAGTCCGTTTTTTTGAGCGGGCCGGGACATATCAGGTTGTTGTGCCCGATGGCGTGACATTGATGCGCCGATCTGTGTATGGCGCTGGCGCGGGCGGTGCTGGCGGTGCCGGGGCGATCACGGGCATACCTGGCGGATCGTCGAGCTGTGGCAACGCGGCGCTTGGTTTTTTGGCGGCAACGGGTGGCATGCCGGGCACCGTCGTCAACAATCAGGGTGTTGGCGGTATTGGCGGTGTTGGCATCGGCGGGGATTTTTCAGCGGCTGGTGGTGTTGGGTATTCAGGTGGGCTGTATGGCGGTGGCGGTGGTGGCGCTGGCTCATTTTTGGGGACTGGGGGCAACGGTGGCGCATTTGGCGGCGGCGGCGTAGGGGCAAACGGCGATGCCACCCAACGGGGCGGAGGATCAGCTTTCGGTGGGCGCAATCGGTTTGGCGTTTGGGCACAAGGGGACGCATTGGACAATCCGGGCAATGTACAAATGCGATTTCCAACTGACAATTTCGATGGCGGCGGCGGGGGATCGGTGCCCAATGGCAATGGCGGCAAGGGCGGTTTTGGCGGGGGCGGTGGGGCCAGTGGCAGGGATGGTGCCTGCGGCGCTGGCGGAGTTTGTGGCGGCGGTGCTGGGCCGTACCCAAGCGCTGGGGGCACGATTGCCACGCCTGGTGCTGGCGGGATTTGTGGGGGTGGTGGTGCCGCTGGCTATTCGGTTGCCACACAAGGAATTTCTGCCTGCGGCGGCGGTGCTGGCGGCGGCGGTGGTTTTAACACTGATGTCATTGCCGTTTTACCCGGTATGGTTTTAACGATAGTGGTCGGTGCTGGTGGTGCCGGTAGTGTTAATGGCGCTGCGGGTGGGGATGGCTTTGTTTTGGTGGAGTTTTAATTATGGCGAAATGGGCGCGGGTAGTGGGTGGTGTGCTGGTTGATGTCACCTCGGTTGATCCAGTGGAAATGTTCCCTGCCGATCTCGGTGATTTCATCGTGGTGCCAGATGATTGTGTGGCAGGAGCATGTCTGGTTGATGGCGTTTGGCAAAATCCAGCGGATCAGCCACCGATGGCGGTTTTTGTGGTGCCGCCAACGGTCAGCAAGGTGAGGTTCACGTTTTTCCTTTGGACGCCAGCCGAGTGGCTGGGCGCGCTGGCGCGCAAGGATGCCGATCCAATGCTCGCGTTTTATCTGGGGATGTTGAATAGCCCGGATGTATCCGTGATCGATTTGAGCCTGCAAGAGGTGCAAGCGGCTATCGATTACATTTTGACTGCGCTGGCACCGGACATTGTTCCGGCTGATCAAAAAGCGGCTCGGTTTGCAAAAATTCTGGAGGGATGAGATGACTTTGCCCTATGTAGTGACATGCAGAGAATCGGGAGAGCCGGTGGAGCCGGTTCGGTTTTCGATAAGTGTGCCCGCAAACGTCCCGGTGACAAGTCAGGTTTCTATCCTCGCGATGCCAAATCAAACCCGAGAGTATTTGGCGTTTGCGGTGACTGGTGCTGCGGATATTGCTGTGTTTCCGTTTGTCGGCCAAGTACCTGCAGGGCCGTTTGCATTTGGGGATGGTCGGATTTATGAGGGGGCTGGCGTGGCGGGTAAGCAAGGGGCGAGTGAGGATTTTAGCGGACGCGTACCGACGAACGGATTCATTGCCATCACAAGTGGGCCAACTGTATCGACATCGGTCGTTGTCTGGGAGGGGAAGTAATGGGTGATCGGCCAGTCAGGCGAGCTCGCAAAGTGCGAGACGATACAGTAACTCTCGCAGGCGACAGTCGCATGCAGTTGTTATACGCGCAGTCCACTGCTGGCATACCAATCACAGCAAGCGGTAAGCTGGCGACTGTTTCGTTGCCTGGACACGGTTTTACAGCACTCGGGCAAGAAGCCTGTTTGAGTGGCAATCCGGACGACGCGATGAATGGCGGTTTTCCTGTCGTGTCGATTTTGTCCAAAGACCAGTTCGTTGTTCAACTTGATTCAGTGCCTGCAAATCCCAATTCCGGGCCGTTGACCCAAGTCGGCGTTTCTCACTCATGGGCGAGCAATGGCCTACTGCTGTGGCTGGCTGCGTATTTGGGCTGGCAACCGAAGCTGCTCTCTTGCCAGGCGTTCGGTGGTGCTACAACGGCCCAAGTTGCTGCCCGTGCGCACAAAGTGGCCAGCTATCAGGCCCGGTATGTTTTTCTACTCGCTGGCATCAATGATGGCGATGCGATTACACCCGCCACCAGCGTGGCAAATTTGCGGGCGTTTTGCGATGCACAGTTGGCAGTTGACTCGATTGTGATCATTTTCTCTGACATGCCGGTTAGTGCCGGGTACGGAAACCTGTCGCCTACGGCGGCCCAACGAATTGTGGAGCGTAACCGATTGCTGCAGCGTTATGTGGAATTGACGCCAGGTACGGTTTACATAGGTGCGGACGCGGTCATGGTCAATGCTGGTGACGTAAACGGGTATGGGCAAGCGGCAATGACTTTTGATGGATTGCATCAAACGGCAATGGCGTCGGAGGGTATTGCGCGGCGGGCAGCACAGACTCTGAATTCCATCATCGTCCCGAATTTGACTCTGGTCAGCAGTCCGATTGATAGCCGACTGGTGAACCCAAGTAGCCGCAATGTGTTTGGCAATCCGTTGTTCCTTTCTGGGCCGGCAGGAAAATTGCTGAACGGGATCACGGGCGAAGCTGCAAATAATTGGGCATTGTTTGGCTCTGGGATCACGGGCGTTGGGTCGTTGGTGCCACGCACCGACGCGACTGTTGGAGATAGCTTGGGCAATACCCAGCAATTGGTTTTGACACAAACAGCGGCGTTTGGTAATGGCGGTGTTCAGAGCTATGTCAGTCCGGCGGGTTATTTTGGCGCTGGAGACCTGTTACGAGTGGAGGGGGAAGTAAGTGTTTCGGGCCTCAGCAACGTCATCAATGTTTATGCCCAGCTCGTCGTGTTCGTAGGGGGGCAAAAATATACAGGTAACTGGAGTTCATCCAGCAAAGGGGCATATCCGCAATCGTCGTGGCGTCTCCCGATCAGGATGCCTGAGATGCCGATTCCAGCAGGAGCAATTACGCTGGCAAACATGACCATTGGGGTCACATTCGGTGCGGGTACAACAGGGACAGCAACATTGGGCGTGGCACGAGCCGGGTGTTTTAAAGTTTGACCATTTTTTCAACGACGTTAGAGAGGGTTCCATGATTGATAATTTTTTAAGAGGTTTGATGCGGCATAGGGCGGTATTTTTGCTCCTGGGCAGCGGACTGGCGATGTTTTTCTCCCTGTACTGCGATCCCGATAGCGGCCTGTCAACGGCATTGGGTGGCTTGGCAATTTTGCAGCGCCAATCACCGCGATCACAGCGGCAAAGTCAGCCTGTCAACGGCATTGGGTGGCTTGGCAATTTTGCAGGGCGTTTGGGCGGTCGCAGCGTCTCATTGGGCGCGCAAGGCGCTGCTTGATTACCCTCAGGCGGATTTGGGGGCGTTGTTCAAAAAGGCCGGTGAGGAGTCAACGGGTGCTGGGCTGGCAATCATCGGCATTTCCATCTTTTTTCTGGCGGCTATCTTGGTGTTTTCGCCCCGCGCAAAGGCGGCAGAACTTCCCCAAAACTTTCTGAAGTATGGGCCAATCCTGAAAGCCGAACAACAACGGTTGTGGCCGAATCATCCGGACGCAGCGATTTTGGCTGCGTTGGTCGAGCAGGAGTCGTGTGCCAATCTGCGATCAGCAAAATGCTGGAGCCCCAGCGCCAGGCTAAAAAGCGCCCGCGAGGAAGGTGCTGGTTTCGGCCAAATAACCAAAGCATTTCGCAAAGATGGCTCGATCCGCTTTGATTCGCTGGCTGAAATGCGACGTATCCATAATGATGAGCTGTCTGATTGGTCGTGGGAAAACGTCTACCAGCGGCCCGACCTGCAGCTGCGGGCAATCGTGCTGATGAGCAAAGACAACGCCAAACCATTCAAAAGTATGGAGCCGATGGCCATGTTGGCGTTCTCGGATGCTGCTTATAACGGGGGCTTGCGGGGAGTTCAACAGGAGCGGCGGGCGTGCAGTTTAACCAGTGGCTGCGATGCTGCACAATGGTTCGGCAATGTCGAGCGCCATTGCCTAAAGTCGAGGCAGCCTCTATACGGACTCCGCAATGCTTGCGACATCAATCGCGAGCATGTCAATAATGTTATGCGGATTCGTGCAGCAAAGTATCGTGATGCAATGAAGTAAAAAAAGACGCGGCGACGTGGTGACTGCTGCGAACAGTCACCACGCCCCGCACCAGCAGTCAGCGCTGCCAGCTTGGCCAGGGCCGCGCCACCATCCGGATGGCGGTGGCAGTCTAGCATAAATTGGGAATTGTAAAAATGGCAGTGATGCGTTGTAGCAACAGTGTTTGTGGTAAGCGCCAAGGTAGAATGTTAGCCGTTGGACGTGGTTTTGTCGGCGAAGTTGAAATTCAATGTCCACGCTGTGGCCATTTGAACATATTGAGGGGTGAATCCTCTGAACCGGAGCGCCGTGGAGCGTCAACACCGGGAAAAAGCAATGACAAAGGAAGTAAAGAGTAAGCCCATCATTCCGTGGATGGGGGGAAAGCGGAGATTGGCAAGTAAGATTTTCTCGCTATTTCCAGCGCATGAGTGCTCTGTGGAACTTATGTGCGGCGGCGCTGCACTTCTCTTTTTGCGGGAAGAACCAGCGAAAACTGAGGTAATCAATGATATACACGGGGAGTTGGTCAACCTGTATCGAGTTGTTCAAAATCACCTTGTGGAGTTTGTAAACCAATTCCGGTTGGCGATCACGAGTCGGCAGATATTCGAGTGGCACAAGATCACGCCACCCGAGACCCTGACGGACATCCAGCGGGCAGCAAGATTCTATTATCTGCAGCAGAACTCGTTTGGTGGGAAGATGGTTAAGCCGACGTTTGGCACTGCTACAACTTCGCCAGCCTTCAACCTGTGTCGAATCGAGGAGAGCCTGAGCGCGGCCAGCATGAGATTAGGCGGCGTTTTTGTTGAAAAGTTGCCGTGGCAGGCCTGCTTGAAGAAGTATGATCGACCACACACCTTCTTCTACGCTGATCCACCCTACTTCGAAACTGAGGGCTATGGAGTTGAATTCGGACTGGAGCAGTACGAGGAGATGGCGGCATTGATGGGCAGTTGCGCGGGCAAGGTCATGGTCAGCATCAACGACCACCCGAAGATGCGCGAGGTTTTTGCACGTTTCAATTTGAAATCGCTTGATATCAAATATTCTGTTGGCAACAACCATGGGCCTGCGCAGTCGTCAAAGGAGTTGATTTTCACCAACTGGTAGGAGGCTTAGGTTTGGCGGGGTGGCCGACGTCTCGCCAAATTTGTTATTCTATTACGCTCAGTGAAATCTTTTGAAAAGTCATTTATCGCGTAAAATGGCCGCTATTTATCGCGGCGCGCTTCAGCTTGGTCAGCGCCAAGTCGGGGGGGACACAAAGTGATCTGCTATACTTTATAAATTCCTGGGAGCAAGGCC